ATGGTAAATTTATCATCATCACATGATAACAGTCCTAAATGTGATGACAACGACCTAATGGATCGTAAATATACCCAAATACCCATTTTATAATTATCAACAAAATTCCTAACCAATAATTTCAATGTAATAATGGAAAATCACATTTAATTATGATAATTGGTAAATAATTAAATTGATTTAATTTAAGGCTTATTTTTTATTTTATTATAATACGAATGTGTTGGAATGAATAATCCTAATTTAATTTTTAAAATTGTTAAATATTTAAAACTTGAAGATATCTATTCTTTGAGTATTACCAATAGAGAAAATTTTCAGCTATTAAAACCATATGGTCATATACATGTATATATAGCAAATATAGAGAATGGTGGCTCTGATATTCAATCCGGATTTAACAGTGATTTTTACAAAAACAAAGTGCCATATATGACTGATTTTTTAACTCATCTTGATTTCAAATTTTCTATACAATTCTATTGTACAAGAATTGGAACCAAAAAATACCAAAATCCGAAGTCTCAATATGATCCAGTAAATGCATCAATGGTTGAAGAAAAATTGATAATTAAAGATAAAGATATAATTAATTTTCCCTCAATAAAAAATAATTTGTATTACAAAGGCTTTGGATGTTATAAACTATCTGAATAAAAATTGAATTTTTTATTTTTTATTTTTTTTGTTTATCATTCTCATTCAAAATGTCTAAATTCATATTTACAAATAGTGTACAAGTAAGCGATATACCTTACACCTTGTGGAATAATGACTCAACCAATATAGTTTTGAATCTCTCCCAAGATAATAAAACTGAAATATCAAAATTATTTCATTCTGATCAAAAACTATCCATATTTGTCATCCATTCAAAGAATGGAATTCATTTCCCAAAAAATAAAAGTTCACAAAACACATGTGTCTCTAAAACCACAAACACTAATCTTCCGTTAAAACAGGACAAGTCAAAAATCATCGGTGGTTGTTTGATTGAACCTTATTCAATGTTACTCTTAGATAATTTTAACGAAGTAGTTAAAAAATATCCTCATTCCATAAATTTGATTAAATCCATTAAAATTATCTATCCTAATTTTACCAAAAAACACTCCATTGATCCATCCAAGATTGCTCATTGTTGTGGTCTGGCTATTGATCATAACTATCTATGTCTGGAATTAGCCACTCATCTTATTAAAATTACAATAGACCTTTTGGAAAGTAAAGGCTATGAATGGTTATTTATTGAAATTACTAATGACAATTATCGTAAAATAATGAAAAAAATGGGAGGAATATTATTATGTTTTGTTAATTATTGCAAAGAAAATGGAAATTCTCCAATTAAAAAATACGAAGGTTGTGAATTTTATGCCATTCCCATTGGAAAATGGAACAAAGCGTGTCCCAAAGGATGTGGTTATGGTCCAGAGGATATGAAATGCGTAACTTGTGGTGATGAAACTGACTACAAATATGAAATCTAAAATTATTATTTTTAAATACATTTTATATATAAACCATCCAAAGGTGATATAGCCATTTTTTTACGTCCTGGAACAATACATTCACAATCTACACAATATTCTAGATGTTCCCGAGACAACCAGTTTTAGAACATTGTGGCTTATTTTTCTTCTGGGATTGATATTGAATAAAGGGTGGTTGGGACATTTCTAATAAAGACGATAAGATCGGTTTGGGATCGTACAGAATCATTTTTTTAAAATTGATTAAAAAAAATCTAGATTAAATTATTATCACAAATATAATCGTAAAATGTCAACATATTTTGATATAATCTGCCAAGATTTAAATAATACAATTGGAAAGTATTTAGAGCCCAATATACAAATTTCACTAACATTTAACGTAAAAACATGTCGGGAAAACATGATGGGTTTTATCTGTTTAATAGAAATGAAATTATGTGTCTATTTAAAAATGGGACAGTCCAGTATAATAAGTTCACAAAATAATTTTTATAATATATTTGGACATGGTTTAGTATTGGATGGTATGTTACATCATAAACCTAATATAATATATTATGAAAAAGATGTAAAAACTTATTTAAAAAGTCAATTACAAAAATTTTTTTGCAAGGATGACAAAAAAACCATAATATTTAATTTATATACTAAATATAATAATGAAAATCACATTACTCATATAAAAGTAAAACTATCTGACTCTCAATATGATTGTTTATGGGCAATCTTTAATGAAGAAACATGGAACCTATTCCCTAAAATTAAAAAAAAATTAGCAAAAAATGGTTACAAGTGTTATAGAAGCCTATTATATGCCGAGATGGATCCACCGATCGACAAATCATTCAAAATTGATGTTATACTAAGTGGAACTGAAACGATAAAATCAGCATATCTTTAGTAGGATATAGTGGTGCTGGTAGAGGAAGCTAGTTGTGTAATAAATTAGCACTAATTTTATTTTTTAATTCCGTCCTATTTCTAAATCTCTCTGTTTTAGCGAACGCTCTAAAACCAAATAGCAAAAAGCTAAAATTAAAGAAATAGGACGAAATTCAAGCGTTTGTGTGAAGAAGCTAAAAGCTTTAACTTCGGTTACCTCTTCATATCAACTGAGTCAACAGAAAAAAAAGTAACAAAAACATATTACCTCAAAATGGAGATGTTGTAAAATTGATGTTATTATTTTTTACATTTACAACTATTATGTTACCTAGTATTACAACCAATTAATTATGAATAGTTTTTTAACTATAAATATTTATAAATACGCAGATTTTAATACCGCTCTTAGTATATCATTAACATCACCAGATATATTTAATAACTATTATTCTTTATTACGAAAAAAATATTATAATTATATGAAACAGAGATTGGAAAAACAACAACCATATCATCATGGAATAATTTTTTATAAGCAATTTTCTGGAGATGGTTTATATGCAATATCAAAGCATGATTTTTGTATTAAATGTTGTAAAATTATTTATGTGAAACAACCTAGTATAATGTATAATATGATGTGGACATCACCCTTGGAATTGTAAAAAAGATTGATCTTATAATTTTTTACATTAATTATGAACTGTTTTTTTAAATCTAAATATTTATAAATACGTTGATTTTGATACTTCTCTTAGTATATCATTAGATATATTTTGATGACTATTATTTTTTATTATCCATAAACCAAAAAAAATATTGAGTATTTTTTTTTTATTATATTAATATAAGATCAATGGATTGGTCAACTACATTAAATATAAATTATCCTGTTCCAATTCAAAAAACAATACAATTTAGCAGGGATCCTAGATATAAAAAGTTCAAATGTAACAAAGATTTAACATACAAAATAATGTTATTTAATAATATTGCCCAAAATCAACTTAATATTATAAGACAAATATTATCATCAAAACTAACAATAGGGGAAATTTGTCCTTATGTTCAAAAGAGATTTGAAATGGTTATAATTCCAAATAAAGATGTAATTATTAAATCCATCAAAGAAAATTATCCTGATATTTCACAAAAAAACAAACAAAAATATTTGTCATACATTGCATCCTTACCTCATCCTAATAAGAAATCATCCCTATTAGATATTACCCCATTTTCGTTTGATTTTTATGTTGCATACTTTCATTCTAAGGGTGTAATTGATGATAAAACTGCTGATATTATCATGAATGGTTATAACAATAATAAGGTATTATTAGATGAAATTGAAAAATGTATTCAAAATCCTAAAACACGATATATTATTATTAGTATTGGAATAAATCAATTTAATATGTCCGCATCTGTTCATGCAAATTTCGCTATAATTGATACAAAAAGAAAACATATTTATCACATAGAACCAGAAATCAGAGAGAAACACCATGCTTATCTGGAAAATGCAAAAGAATCTTTAAAATATATATTTGATAAATTGTTCCCAAAATATAAATTTAAGTCTATAGTTGATGAATTTAGATTTTGTCCTATGGTTTTTCAAGGACAAACTAATGATATGTTATGTCAATCATGGGTTATATTTTTAAGTATTATATATATATTAAATCCCACTATTAGTCCACAAGTATTATTAAATTACTTGCATAATAAAAGATATCCTATCGAAGTTAACGGTAATAACCAGAAAATGTTGGAAGCATTGATGGAATTTTTATATATGGAATATTTGATGATTAAAAATACATCCCCAGGAATAATACAAAATATATCAATAAAACCGAGAAAACAATACGTTTCTCCCATACTTACTAAAGAGTGTCTACAAATAAAAGGTGGTAACCGCACAAATATATCCCCTTTTGGTATTCAAATGGTTATTCAACAACAACTCAATAAATTAAGAGCTAATCCCAATTTTAAGGGTTATATTACAATAGGAAAACAATCACTACTGCCTGTAATTGTAATAAAATATATTGGTTAATTAATATATATTATTGAATTTGGTGTGTAAGAATGGAACCGGTAATTGGAAAACTTAGTGGATTACCAATACCATACCAAGTTAAAACTGATATTAAAAAAAATGATATTATAGAAATTAACTCTAAAAAATATAAAATTATTGGTTCTATTGGAGAGGGAGGATTTGGAACAGTTTATCAAGCTATTTATCTACCTAATAATAAATCGGTTGCTTTGAAATTAATACCCATAAAAGCTGTTAAAAATTCTCAATTATTTATCCGTGAACTAAAAGTTATGAAAGTATTATCCTATCAACCAGAATGTAATGAGTATATTGTTTGTTTATATGATAATGGAAAAACTGTCTATCAAGGTCATAACTATTATGCAATTGTTATGGAATTTTTACCAAAAAGTGATGATATATTAAATTATTCAGCAAAAGCATGGGGAACAGAAATACCTCCAAATACTATGATTCATATATTGAAACAATTGGTATTTGGTTTAAAATATATACATTCAAAAAATGTATATCACTTGGATATTAAACCAGAAAATATATTAGTTTATCCAAATAAAAATAGATTAAAAGAAGAAAAATGGTGGAAATTTCCAAAAGTTAAATATATTGATCTTGGTCTATCATGTATTAAAGGAACTCAAGATTGTCATCAACTTAGAGGTACTTACATATATTCCTCACCAGAAATTGTTCGGAGGAGAGTTAAGAAATCCCCTAATAAAATAACTAATAAAGAGTTAAAAGGTGCAGATATTTATGCATTAGGTACTGTATTATATGATATATTGGGACAACATCCTAATACCCAAAAAGTACTTGAAATTGATGAAGACAAAGCCATTAAATATATGCATGATTATAAAAAACCTGAAACACTGATTTATCCAGAAATTACGAAATTATCTGACAATGAGAAGAAATTAGGAATAACTTTGGGAATTGTAATATCTAGTTTGGTTGTAAAAAACTTAGATAATCGAATCAACAATTTTGATAAAATTATAGACTGGTTAAATAAGATTAATTGATTATTTTTTAATTGATATTAATATACATACCTATGACATTATGAGTACAAAGGATTATCTACTAAGTTTTGTTGTTGGTTCATCTTTCCCAGCCAGCATAATTTTCTTTAATGCAGTTACAAATTATAAAAAATCTAGAATGTCCAATGTAAATTATTACCATTATAGTAAAATTACCCCGATATACTTGGGTATACTGAATATGTTCGGATTATATTTGGCACAAAAATTCAATCTTAGTGACAGAATGAGATTTTTATTAATTAGTGTTATTGGCATAATTATAATTGGAACATCTATTCAATTCCTTGGTACATACAATTTTACAACAAAAGAAGAGTGGATTAAACACTATTTTGGTATGACAATAATCTATCTGTTTGTATTTAATGTTGTTATTTTCTATTTGGAATATTTTCTTAAGTGTTAAAACAAGTGTTAAGGATTAAATATATTTCATACAAAAAAGTTTAGATACACAAATGTCGCCTAAGATTACCTAAAAATTTGATTTACAAAAAAAGAATATTATATTAATAAAATATACCAAGTTTATTGTTATAGATTATACTGTTTTTAAATAGTTTTTTAATTTCCTTCTTGAGACATATACTTTTGGGGCTAATTTCCTCAATGCTTTATCATAAAAATCATCACTGGGTCTTACCATTTTAGATTTACTTATTAATAAATCCATTAATTGATCATATGTATTACATGTGTTAGATATTTCATAATCATCATATACCTTTTCTAGTTTTGCTGCTATTTTAGGATATATGCTTCTTTTTAGATATTGTCCTTTAGGATCTAATTCCCATTTACCATCCTCTGTTAATCTGTTATATGTTGATCTACTTGTGTCTGTACAAACATAATTGCTTTTTCCATTAGGTAATCTTGTTCCTTTATAAATAATATCACTTAATCCTATCTCTTCATTAGCAATATCATTAATGTTAATTTTATCTACATTAAAATTGTCAGGTGTTAAAGCAATTGTATTAAATTGTATATTTGCATTAATAGTGTTATTGATATTATTGTTAATATTGGTTGTATTGTTATTGTTAGTAGTATTAATTATTGTATTTTTATTTCCATTGATAAATGGGTTATTGTTACCGTTAATAGAAGGAACGATAGTTCCTGATTGTGTATTCTTATTAGATGTTATTTTATTATTATTTATACTAGTTCTTTGAACATTAGATTGACATGGTGTTTTTCTATTTAGGTGTTTATTAAAATCACGCTTATCGATATATATTTTTTGACATCTTGAACATTTATATTGTGTTTTGATATTACATGGTCGTTTTCTATTGATGTGTCTTTTATAATCTCCTAATAATTTAAATTCCTTATAACACTTATTGCAAATATACATTGTTCTGTCGTATGGTATATAAATATATTTTTATATTATTTTATGATACATTACATTTGTAATATTATGGTAATTTAAATATATCTGTATAAACAAACTGGTTTTTACATAATATGTAAAAAATCAGATATACATATTAGTATTACAAGTCGATCAACTTCTATGAAAATTATAACGATATAGGTTGTCATGTAAATTATCAGGAATAAAGTTTGTGTGTAGAAAAATTTTAAAATTATTCTGAGCTAGATTTCGAATATTTCTTAGCTCTATTTTAATCAACTTTTTGCAAAAATAGAGCTTTTCTATATTAAATATGAACATATATTATACAAATATATCTGAATGTATTCAGTAGCTCATTTTTTGTAAAATGTTGCAAAGTATTTTTGTATATATTTACAATATTGAAATGTTAGTAAATAATGTCATAATATTTTTTTTAAAGTTCTTTTCTTGCAAGAAAAAACAAAAAAAGAGTGTTCAAAAAATAAAGACTTAAAGTTATAATATTTATATTATATTATAAATGTATATTTGTAATAAGTGTGATAGAAAATTCAAAAAAATATGTAATTATAATAGACATCAACAGAGAAAAAATGATTGTTATCCGAAACTAGAATGTCCTCATTGTGGTAAAATGTTTAAATGTAAATCATTATTTAATAGACATTATAATTTAAAATCTCGTTGTTATAGTCGCCATTTAAAATATAAAAATATGGAACTAGAATTAGAGGTAAAAGATTTAAAATTAAAAAATCAATTAGTTCCTGCACAAAACATAATAAGTGTGGGTAAAATTGACAATTCAACAAATAATATTACGAATAATACTACAAATAATATTAATCAACAATTAATTATTATAAACAAATATGGTCAAGAAAAACTGGATTATTTAACATCTGACCAAATAGCGAATTGTTTACAACAAGGATTACAAGGAGATGTTGATTTGTTCAAATTAATTCATTATCATCCAGATCACCAAGATAATAAAAATCTAAAAATAATAGATAAAAATACAAATAAATATAGAGTATTAAAAGGATATCAAAATGATAAACCAATATGGGAAGATATAAGTGAAACGGATATAATAAGAAACCATATAGGTATATCATATGATGTTTACTTGAAACACATGAAACAAAAAGGAATAAATAATGTAACAAATGGAGAAATGAATCATTGGAAACAAGTGGGAGAACCAACACACAAATATTGTAAACAATTAGGCAATGGTTTAGTTAAAGTGATAAAACAACATTCTTGACTTTTTACTTTAAATATATTCTAAATTAAATAATTTAAAGAGTGTAAAGACATAATTAAATATGCAAAAATGTAATATATTTATATGTTGTAAATTTTCAAAATTATTTTGAACTGTAGATTACGTTTTTGTATTTCTATTTCTTTTTGTTTTATTTCTAATTATTTTTTAATAATTGTATTTTCATATTTTGTTATGATTTACATGGTTTTTTTCTATTAAGATGACTTTGAAAATTATAATTATCTCAGAATGACTTTTTACAAATTGAACAAATATAATTGCATTTCTAATACTACATAGTAAATATGTTATCTATGTAAATAATGCTAAATTTTATATATACTTATAAGTATATCAATTTCTATGAAAATTATAATGATATAATCCTCATGTAATTTATGCAGAATGAACTTTGTGTGTAGAAAAATTTTAAAATTATTCTGAGCTAGATTTTTAAAATTTTTTTATCTCTATTTGATCTATTTTTTGCAAAAATAGATCTTTTTCTACTATTATGTGTGAACGTATATTGCCAAATATGTTCAATAAAAATTGGATTATTTAACATCTACTAAATAGCGAATTACTTACAAAGAGAATTATGAGATGGTGTTGAGTTGTTTTAATTAATTCACTATCACCCATTGAAAACAGGTAGAATAACTAACACAGAAATATCACAAAAAGTGGAAAATCCATTCTTAATCAAAATATATCATTAACAAAAATTGAATTTGTATATATTGATATTATATATCTATTTTAGTTTAAAGGTATAATTAAATATTATTATATAAAATGTCTAAAGGAAATATTTATATTGTGACATCATTGTACATGTTAAATGTATATAAAATAGGAAAAACTATAAGAACTTCTATTGAAAATAAGAGGCGATATAAGACACGTTATGGAGAGGTAATAGAACATTTATTTATATACACAAAGAATCACCATGAATCAGAAAAATTAATACATAAATTATTAACGAAATATCGAAAGGGGAATTCAGAACTCTTTAAAGGAAAAGTTAAATTATTTAAATTAATTTGTAAATTTGTATGCAAAATATATAATAATAATTTAATATTTAATGATCAAAATAAACACTACGATAACATAATAAAATTAATAAATGGTGATGACTTAATTAAGTTAAAAGATAAATTAAATGAAACATTAAAAGGTCTTGAAAGACATTATGTAAAAACTATGATGAATAAACGTGTAATGAATAAACATTTCCTACTCCGAAGGAGTTCCCACGCAAAACGCGAGCTTTTTGCTATCCTTACCGACTCATTTGAGTCGGGTGGGAATTCAGAAGGAATGGACGGAAACTCGCGGAGCGATGTAAATAAAAGAATATATATTTGTGAGAAATGTAGAAAGCAATTTAAACGATATGATAATTATAAACGTCATATATCTAGAAAAACACCATGTAATGTTAGTTTGAATTGTCCATATTGTGATAAGAAGTTTAAATACAAAAGTCGTTTAAAAGACCATTATAAACCCAGATCAAGATGTTATGTTAAAAAACTAGAATTAGATAAAATAAAATTAGAATTAGATAAAATAAAATTAGAATTAGAGTTAAAAGATGAAAAACAAAAAAATCAAATTCAAAATACAACTAATATACAAAATAATACTAATAATATAGACATTACAAACAATACTACAAATAATATTAATCAATAATTAGTTATTATAAACAAATATGGTCAATAAAAATTGGATTATTTAACATCGGACCAAATAGAGAATTGTTTGAAAAAAGGATTAAAAGGTGATATTGATTTGTTTAAATTAATCCATTACAATCCTAATCACAAAGAGAATAAAAATTTAAAATTTATTGATAATAAATGTAAAATATTTATAGGATATAAAAATAAAAAACCAGTATGGAATGAAAAAGTAAAAGAAGATATTGTTATTGAACATTTAGATAAATCAGAAGATATTTATTTAAAACATATGGTGAAAAAAGGACGAAATAATGTAACAAATGAAGAAATAAGTCATTGGAAAGAAATAGGAGCACCTACTTATGAATATCGCAAAAAAGTAGGAAATAATTTAGTCAAAGTAATAAAAAGACATTCATAGAAAAAAAATAAAATAAAAAATTAATAGTAAAAAAATGTATTTGTGTTATAAATAAAAATTTGATTATATTTGTCAAAAAATTTTACTAAATTGGCCTGGAATATTTCTAAATATCAAATTTATCATTTGATTTAACATTTGTGTTCTCATTTTTTTATCAATTCTTCCAAATGGATTCATCCCTGGGCCAAAATTCATTTCAAGAAGATGGGGTTCGAGTCCCTTATCCACCAGAAAATCAACACCATAAAGTTGACAAGCTATAATATCCTGGGGTAATTTGTAACTCAAGATTCCCTCTTCAACAGATTCCATGACTTTAGACAATTTGATTGCCATTTTTTTTGAAATATTATTCCATTCATGGGGCATTTCTTTGACCAATTGTGATATTAAAATTGGATATCCAGAATTATATAAATTGGTACTTTGATAAAATGTTGCAACGAAACCATTAAATGTAGAATTATCTTTAGATTTATCCGGTGTATATGAGATAATTCCATCAGGATAAAGATAACATTCTAATTTACCATATCTTACTATTATAACTAGATATAATCTAAAATTGAGTTTATGTTCACGATAGGTTAATGATGATGGTATTAATTCTTGTGCCAAATAATAACCAGCTCTAGGATAATCTAAAATTTCTTGATAATTATTTGTTACTAGAAGACCTTTTTGTTTTTGTTTCCCACTTTTTAAAATATACATTTTATTAGGATGATATCTTTTTTTGAAAATATCTAAATCATATGGAAATATATAAGTTTTTGGCATTAAATTTTCTGCTTTTTCTCTACCAAAATGATTTAACACACATTTCCACAACCATTGTTTATTGCCTAATTGACTACAACCTGGAGTATAGAACATGTAACATGGTCTCTTTTTATTACGAGTGTATGCATTAATGAAATTATGTAGAGAAAAATCATTAAGGCATGGAATGTAAAAATCAAAGTCAGTTTTTGAGCTTTTCCAACCCCGCGTTTGAAGAATTTTTTTTAATAATTTATTGGTTTTGTCATCTATACCACAATGATAATATGTTAACCTTTCCTTACGGGAATTCTTCGAATTTTGGGAACCTGCAAACTTTAACCATATCAATAATCCACCAAAAATAATAATTACTACTAACAAACTAAACATTAATTATATATATATATTAGAATTGACATTCTTTTCCATATTTTACGATTTTATTCAATAGGTTATCAATAAATTCCCTATTAATCATTGGTGAATTGATTGGAAGTCTAAAGAATTCAGGTCCGTCATTAATGGATTGTACACTAAGTAAAATACCATCATGTTCTTTTAATTTCTGGCGAATTTGCAGTGTTATGAGTCCCTGATTTAATACTTCAACGATGCTTTGCGCGATGAACCAAAAACATACATTTGTGCTCATTCCACTGCAAACCAAAAACAATTCATCCATTTGTTTAATTTTTAACGTAGCATAATTGGCCAT